TCCCGGTAATAGCCGCATCAAACGATACCTGCCAATTACCCCTGAAGCGGCCGCCGACATAGTCTTTGCCGGCTACCAGGTCCATGCCATCCCTGATCAGTCGCCCAGGCTTCATGCGACCATTCTTTGACAGGTTCTTTGGGTTGTTGCGCATCTCCGTGTTGAGGCGCTCTACTTCCGCGCTGTACTGCGTAGCCGTAGCGTTAATCGCCCATAGCTCTGGGTTCCCTACAGGGGATCGATCAACCACCGCAGACAGCAAATCAATAGATGTTTTCTGAATTACCTGCTCGACATTACCCTTCGCTCTCTCCACAAACGCCTTCAAGTCGAGTGAGAAGCTCATTTTCTGGCCTGCACACTGAAGCCGACGGCAATGCCGGCGTAGTCCCAAGGATCGACGTGCTGGACCGTGTAGGTGTCGCCATCGAACGCGATCTTGTCCAGAGTCACCGGCTGGGGCGTGTCTGCGCCATCCAGCAGCACTGGAGAAATCAGGATCTTGACGTCGCCCTGCTTGATCAGCGAACCGTCGATGTCTTGTTGGCGATAGTTTTGGCGAAGCCCTGAGCCGTCGAATTGCTCCGTGAGCACCGGGCTCCCGCCGACCTCGGGGTCGTACTCGCCAGTGGTGACGCGCATCAGGGAAAGCTCTAACCCCTTACCACCCCTTGAGCGCGGCGCCAGCATCCTAGTGGCGGTCGCTTTGGCTCGATCATAAATATCTGCCATCAGCTTCGTACCAGGTTGACCTGACTTGAGGATTCCAGCAGGCCGGAGAACTGGGCATACGACTGCCGAGTTGCTGCTGGCTTGCTCACCGACTTGGTGGCAACTGCAAACGTGGTACTGATCGGCCCAACAGTTTCGGAAACGACTGCTCCCGTTTTGGTTTCAGGCGCGATCAGGTCATCCGCATGGATCTCGGCAGCCAAGGCCATCTGGCCAGCCTTGATCTGCGGCGGAATCTCGTCGAAGCGCAACACCCAGCCCTGACGCTTGACCTCGGCCCGAGGCCAGGCCAGCGCCTGGTCACGATTCGCGGCCCTGCCCTTCCATGGCATCGCATCCATTTGCAGGGCTGCGCGGCGCAGCAGGGATTCCTGCGCTACTACATCTGCGGGGATGACCTTGCCGAAGTTCGTGGCATAGGTGACCAGTTCGGCGGCCGTTGCGAAGCTGTCGGCGCCTGGCACCACCTTACCGCTCTCGATCACCAGAGCCATATCAGACCTCTTTCCAGCCGAGACGCTTGTGGTCGTCCAGGCAGGACGGGTGAACATGCAATTCCTCACCGCCCTGTTCAACCTTTACCAGGCCGGTGTAATCCGGCTCGTCGTCTTCTGCGGCAGGCTTGCTTTGAGATTTGGTCGCAGCAGCCTCATCCGCAAGGCGCTGAGCGTCTGCCGCAATCAAATCAATCGCGTCCTGCGCACTTTTTGTCCAGTCGGCACGCTCCTGCTCACCCAGAGCCTCGAAAGCTTCCGCACTCAAACCACTGAGCTCGATCGCCTTGGCGAGCAGCAACTTTGCTGCCTTCTGTTCTTTCGTCAGTCCAGCCATTTTCATTCTCCAGAAACAACGCAGGGGTCGAAGCCCCCGGTTGTCGTTGTGTTTGAGTTACCCCAGCAGCAAGCTGATGTGTTCATCCTTGATCGCACGGCAGCCCCATGCCAGACGGACGTGGTAGGCCGTTTGCAGGAACTGGCGGTAAACCGCGATCTCGAACGACAGGCCGGTCAGCGGGTCGGTGATGGTGATCACATCGTCCGCCGAGTCGCCGCCCTCAGGCATTGCCGGGGCACGGGTGGCCAGTACGATCGCCGAGCGGGCAAACGCCACGTTCGCGGTGTACGAGTTGCCCAGGGTCAAGGCGTTACCGGTCGGGATGACGATCTGCGAACCGGGCTTGTTCAGCGTGATGGTGCCCGGGGCCGCAACACCAGCGCCAACAACGTACTTGTTGTCACCGTCAGCCGCGAAGGTCGCGATGTCGCCAGCCAGAACAGTGCCGGTACCGGTCGCCAGAGCGATGTTGGTCGCACCGATAGCGGTGGAACCGCTGGTGACGTACGCAGCGCCGGTGCCTTTGACGTGTCGGCCCACCTGGTGGGAGTGACGGATCGCCATGTTCATGATGCGGTCGGTCATGCCGTTGCGCAGCATGTCGCTGGAACCTGCCTCGTTGACCTTGAACAGGCCAGATTGCTTGCCGCGCATGTTGCCAATGGCCGAGTGACCCAGGACCAACTGCAAGTCGTTGGTTGGTGCGCCGTTCTGTTCCAGGACGCCCAGCACGCCAGCGAAGTCGGACAGGTCGGCCGCCGTGCCGAACGGCGTAGTACCGACGGTACCGTAGGCGCGCGAAGCGTTACGGTAGGCTTCCAGCCAAAGATCCTTCTCCACTTCGTTCACCAGGGTGCGCATTGCCTGGTAGAAGCGATCCGCCTGGATGGACGAGAAGGTGCCGGCGTTTTGCAGGCCCTTGGTCTGCTCACCATTCCAGCGTACCGGAACGTGCTTGCTCTTGGTGATGGCCACCGCGACGTTATCGACGATGGTGTCGCCCGAGTCCGGAGCGGTAACGCCCGGAACGTTGTCAGCCGCAGCCACTTCGCTGGTGATGGGCACCAGCACGTCCTGGCCGATTGCCGCACGGGCAACGGACGAATCACGGGATACCGCCGGGATGAAGCCCGTCATCTCGCGAGAGATGACATCGAGCGCTTCGTACAGAGCCGGCACCAGGCCGTTAAGGGTGTTCGCCATTTTGGCTTTCTCCACAAAAAAGCCCGCTCAGTGGCGGGCATTGATTACTTGCCGGGCAAACCCCGGCGGCGTTGGTCAGTCAGTTACCAAGCCGCCATTGCGTGCATGATCAGCCTTGGCGGCTGGATCAAGCGCATCAAATGCGGCTCGCGGAAGGGTCTTCTTGTCGCCACCCTTGCCGCCATTGTTCGGAGAGCCGCCGCCACTGGCGCCGGTGCCCTTGAGAATGTTGTCGCGGTACGGGTAGCGCTCGACCAGGGCTTCCAGCGCCTCGTCGAAGTCAGCCAGCTCACCAGGGCGGGCGCGGCTGTAGATCTTGTTGCCATCGTCGCCATAAGCCACGACCTTGCCTTCCTCGACCTTGAAAGCCTTGCCGAAGGTGTTTTGCAGCATGTCGGGCGGAACAGCGATTTTGTCGGTGACGAACTTGGAACGGCCGAAGGCGCCGCCGATCTTCTCCTGGTAGAGAATGCCGGTGGTGGTGTCGCGCTCCGCAGTGACGGTTTTGATCTGCTCAGCGAGCGTGGTCACCTGCGCCTTGAACTTCTCCTCTGTGGCGGCGATGGCTGCTTGCTTGATCTCATCCACCTTACCGGCCTGGACCAATTGCCCGGCGTCGAGGTTTGCGACGGTAGCCAGTGCTGCGCGGGCCTTTTCAGGGTCTTCGATGCCTTCGAATGCCTTGGCGCGAGCTTCGGCGGTTTCTTTGGCTTCGCGGTGCCCTTTGGCTTCGGCGTTCAGCGCAGTGATTTTGGATACGGCCGACGGTGCGTCAAACGCTACGTCCTTTCCATCGTCATGCGTGTAAACCGGCTTGCCATCCTGCACGACCACATGGCCTTGTTCGTCGAGTTTCAGTTTCATCAGTTAGTCTCCAGGCATCCGCCCATCTGCTAGGCCATCCGGCCCGGTGCGGCGCTATCCATCCGGAATTGCGCCCATAAAAAAGCCCCAGCGAATGCCAGGGCAGAAAATACTCATCAGCTTATAGCTTCGAAGTTGGATCCTTCTCAAACACTACAATCATGCTCTGCAGAGGGAGATCGTCGTCATTCCAGCAACGATGCGCAGACTTTAACTCTGCCGCACCGCTTTCAATATTATCAGCGAGCTCTCTCAACAATTTCACGGCATGCTTGGTAACGTCCAACTCATGCACGTCTGAGGGTTTCCTGAGTTTCATAGCGACCTTCATCGTGAAGTATTTATAGGGGCGTCTGAAACGCTTTGATTGCCATAGAGTTTCAGGCGCGAGCCCTAGACTAACACTCGTTCCCCCCTCAGTAGGCACCCAACACAAATCATCGTCTTGGTACCGCCAGTCGGCCTGCCATTCTTCATTAGCACGCCGATCTTCGTTTCGATCACCTCGCGCCCGCCGCAGCGATGACATTGAACCATCGTTGCTGGCTTGGGCATCGCCCGAATGCGCTTGCGCACCTGTTCCGCCGGAGTGTCCGGGGCTGGCGTGCCTTGAATGAGGTGAAAGCGCGGCGCGTCAGCCACCGTAGGACCTCTGAAGGATGTCAAGAGCGTCACCGCCTTCGATGACGAAAAACGACCAGCTTGCGCCGTTGGCGCCAATTACTTCCTGGCAAATGTAGCGCTCATGGCCGAGATCCCCGACTACCCGCTGGAATCCAGTATGGCGCTTTGGAACGCTGATAGACGTATCACCATCCAAAATATCTACCGTCTGCCTGTCATTTGTGCCACCGATCAACTTCACTAACATGGCTTATTCTCCTTGGTCATGCAGCCATCTTAGCGAATGCCTGCGCGTCATGCTGCTTGATCTGCTCCAGGGTCAGCCACTCACCGGTTGGCGAGTAGAAATCCTCAAGGCTCTTGCCGCCCTTGTAGAGCTGATACCGCATTGGTCCGAGCACCTGAGCCTTGCGCGCATCGGACT